CTGTGCCTTTTTTAGGATCTTTTCTTTTTGCCATTTTTTAGTACAGTTTGTAAAGTTTTAGCTTGCCCAGCGTGTGATTTAGAAGCTTTTTTAAGCGCGCTTATTACTTTTTTTACTTTTTTTCTTCTTTGATTTTTCAACACCTTTTATAACTCCTTTGTTTTTTGAAGCATAGAAAACAGCTTTAGCATCTTTGCCGTAAGTCTTTTTCATAGACTTCATAATCTTTTTACCCTTTTCGTTTAGTGGCACCTTTTTTCCTCTTTGCAAATGTAGCAACGTTAGTTGGCTTACCGCCAACTCCTTGTGCTTTTGATCTCTTTCTAGACACAGCAGATTTTATTTGACCTTTAGACATGCTCATAGCTTTTGCTTTGGGGACACACTTAGGATACTTTCGTTTGGCATCTTTTTTTTGTTTAGATCTACCACACTTAGCAAAGCCTCCACCTTTTTTCTTAGAACCGATGTCGACCCACTCCTGCTTAAACCACTTCGCTAATCCTTTATGACCAGACATTAACTTTTCTTTGTTTTCTTTCGTCTATTTTTCATAACAGCACCACAACCTTTTGCAACACCGCCTTGAGAGAAACTAGAAACTTTTTTACGATCTTGAGATATTTTATTAAAATCTATTACCTCTCCACCCATGGCTTTCTTAGGACCTTTAAAATCCTTGCGCTTTACACCACTAGGATCTTTAATTTTACCTGCACAGATTTTAGATGCATAGGCATTAGCATATGCGCTGGGGTACACTTTAAATTTCCGCTTCGCTGCAGCTTTACCTCTTGGACATAACTTAGTCATTATTTTTTCCTTACTGTTTGTTTGGCTCTAGCGAAAGCTTTTGCTGTAGGAGCACCTTTAGCGCCCTTTTTACGCATTTTACCACCGCGTTTACGTTTAGCATGAATATTAGCGTAAAGACCTGGCCGTGCCATTATCTTTTCCTCTTAGGCTTTTTCATAGCTTTTTTCTTAGCAGCAACAATAATATCCCCTCTGGTAATTTTATCTCTAGGTGGATACATAGCTGCTAATCTTTTATTCTTAACTGCTTTTTTCTTTGTCTTTTTCATAATTTTCCTATCTGCTAGATATCTCTAACACACTTATAATTATACTCAAGTCATTACCGTTTTGAGCCCGAGCCTGTATTTTTTCTGACTCTTTAGCCACCAGTGGAGCGGGAGCTGCCACAGAGCTGTCAGACGTATCCTGCGCCATATTACCTGTCGCTAGAATTTCTTGGGATCTTTTAGCTTGTATAGTACGATCCGTTTCTAAATTATAACTTATACTGTTACTATCTACAAGTGATACAGATATATTACAATCATTAGCAGTATCCTCGTTCGACACACGAATAGATTTAATTATAGCAGCTTTTTCTGCTGGCACAGTGTATATTGTTGTCAAAGCGTTAGTAGATAATTTAGCTTTAAAGTTTGTGTATATATTAGACATTTACGATAAAAAAAATGAAAGCCTTTCTTCTTCTTCTTTTAATGTTTCAGGCACATAAGTATTATTTAAAATAAATATAACTTGTTCTAGAGTTTGAACTAGTTGAGATAGTTGCTCTCTACTATATTCTTCCGTTGCTTCTGGTAAACGTGGTGTTACGATTTTAGCCATTAAGCTCCTCTCATTCCATCTGGTTTCATATCTAATCTAAGTGTTCCATATCTCCACTTATCATCAACATTGCCACTAGATATTCTTACTGCCACCTGTCTGCCTCTTATTCTAGTATCTTTTTTAGTTGTACTAGTTGCTACTTCAAAAGGTCCGTGTGATCTTTGTGTTCCTGAAGGATACGGTCTAGTTTTCATAGTTACATCAACATTGCCTACTTGGTTTTTAAAATCAGGAATAAATCTAGAAATAGACATAAAGTTATCACCGTCTGCAATATCTATGTCTCCTGACTCAATGTGATTTGCCATCGCTGCTCCGTCATCATTGCTTCCTGTTTCGTGAAGATAGACAAAAGTTCTACCTGCTTTCAATCCATTTATTGTAGAAATAGTAGAAGTAGTGTCAGCAGATTCAAACTCTGCAGCGTAAGGAACTTCATAAACACCATAATCTGCCCAAGCACTTCTAGCTAAAGTTCCTATATACCAAAGGTTTTCTGCATAATTATAAACAACTAACCTATCTATTTGATCAGAGTTAGCTGAAGCATAAAACCACATAACTTCATTATAATTAGAATTAGATGCACAAAATACGTCTTGTTTTGCGTTCTCATTAATATCATCAAATACATAATCTTGGACACTACAAGGTATCTTTTTTACTGCACCATCATATAAGAAGAAAGAATCATTACTCATCCAGAATGAGTTACCAGATACATCAACGGCTGCATTAATACCAACAGCTCCACAATTGGAACCGATTTGTTTAAAACCAAAAGTTAAAGGTGCACCAATAAATTGCATTTGATACAAAGCTGTATCTGTCCATATCATAACAGCACCTCTTGATCTGACCGCTGTATTAATTTGGTTACCGTCAGTTAATCTAAAAGAACCTGCAGTGTTAGTTGCAGTCGGTGTCCAATCGCTTGTTGATTCTTGATCAGACCACCTAATAAACATGTTGTCTTGTGTAGATGTTGTGCCTATTGTTGTTTCTGTGCCTAGACAAATAACGTGTCTGTCATCACCAGAAACAATCATAAATCTTGATTTTGTGGGTGCACCACTTACTTCCGTAGTGCCTGCTCTGTTACTAGATAATCCTGAAGAAGTGTCCCAATAAAACAAACCACCATCAAACTGTAAGGCTAATACGTCTTCACCCCAGTTATCTAATGCCCACTTTGCTGATTGAAGTAAAACACCCTCACCACCAGTTAATCCTTCACGAGTGGTATTCCATGTGCTTGTGCTCCATGTGCCTGCGCCCCAACCATAACCAAACAGTGCCACTGCAGCTCCTGTGTTTACTTGATAACTAGCATTAGCTGTAGCTCCTGTAGCACTACCGGAAGCATTAGCTGGGGCTTGAATAGTGTATGTGTCTGAACTGGGTACTGTCAAGATCTCAAATTCACCTTGTAAGTTAGCTTGTGTTAACCCTCCAACAGCACCACTTACACTAGCAATGGTAACAAAATCACCTATTAAGGCGCCATGACTTGCGTCTGTTACTGTTACTGTAGAGGAGCCACTGGTTGTTGCAAACTGAGTTATGTTGCCTGTTCCAGTAGAACGAATTGGAGTTATGTCTGCATAACTATCTTCAGAATAAGCGTATAGTTTTTTATTAGTTCCATAAATGGCGTATTTAACACCACCAAGGTCAGAGTATGTTAGAATCGCTCTTGTTGCACCTACGAGTGCATCACTAGTAACTTTTTCCCAACCGCCTATCTTTTCTGGTAATCCATAGCGAAAACGAACGTTATCGCAATCTACCCATTTACCTTCTGCGCCGTATTCAGTATTTTGTTTATCTATACCTGGCGCTATCTGTAGTTTTGTTAGCGGCATAATTATATCGCGGTGTCATAAATTCTTATAAAACGATCAGTGCCGTTTACGTTAATACGTATTGCACCTACTTTTGATCCACCTGTATCTGTAGAAGATGAAATGCTTTTTGATCCGTCAGAAGCACTTGTACCGTCAAACCTTATAAACTCTTGATCATCGTCGCCTTGATCTAAAGTTAAAACTGCTATCGCACCAGAGGAGCTAGCCTGATCTATTGTAACAAAACCACTTGTTGGTGAAGATGTTCCGAATCCTATTTTATCTGCAGAACCGTCAATAAATAATGCATGTGTTAAAGTATTTGTTTCTGCTCTAAAATCTAAAGAACCACCAGAATCATTAAAAGTAAAACCACCACCATCAAAGTCTATGTTTCCTGTAGCTTTTACACCACCGACAACATGCAACTCTGTTGAAGGAGAGTTTGTTTTAATACCTACACGATCATTACCTGCATCAGTAAAAAACAAGTTTGCATCGCCATTACCTTCAATTCTAAAGTCTAAGTCCGCTGAAGACTCGTTAAATACAAAACTACCACCATCAAGAGAAACATTACCTGCAACAGTTAATGTTCCGTTAGCTGTGATATTTCCTGCATCGTTCAAGACATCGAACATTGTAGAACCGTCAGAATATAAAATGTGTTTTGCACCTTGAACAAGATTAACACCTGTCCCACCTGAAGGTTTAAAAGTTAAGTTATTACCACTGTGTGTTGTAGCATCATCGACAATATACCAAGTCTCCACCGCCTCACAACTCATGGTTGTGGCACCTGATAAAGTCCCTGTTAATTTAATGATCGCATTACTTTGCTCATCTGTGGTAGAGCCATCAGTTGCAGTTAATGTGTCATTGGTGCTAGCGATAGCTACAGAAACATAACCCTTTGCTGCTGATTCTATTTTTTGTAAATTGTTGTTTGTAATAGTACCCCAGGTTCCGGAGTTTTCTCCGCTGGCCTGAAGCTCTAAATTTAAAGTGCTTGAAAATGTTGATGCCATTTATATCTCCTTACCCTACGTCATCTAATAAAGCTGCAACTATGCATGTCACTGTAGAAGAAGATGAAATTGCATGTATATCAGCGACAGTCGTATTTGGTAAATTACCAAACCAAGAGTGCCCTGCAGCTATTTTAATTGCATCAGTTGCAGAAGTAGATGCTGTTCCTGCGTCTAAAACAATGTAAACATCATTTGATGTGTCTGTATTTTTTATAAATAAAAAATTCACTTTATCTCCTGTAGCGACAGCAGTTGGAGCAGTGTCATCATCAACGGCTGTGTAGTCTATAAAACTACCTGCTATTAAATCTGTGCTAGAATTAGATACGCTTGTCAGTTTATAATACCATTTATCATTAGCATCTGCTGGTGAAATAGTAACATTAGCAGAGATAGTTTTAGATATCTCATCTGGTAAAACTGTTACATTTAAACTTACTGTTGCGTCATTAGCCATTAATCTGTGCTCCCTGGTTCTACATCAGTATAAGTTACTGTTTGTGAGTCGTCAATCTCACTCCAAATAAAGAAGTCTGGAGATCCAACAGAAAGTGAAACTAAATTTTGAAAAGCCTCACCAAAAGCTGTTTCTTCTCCAATAGCTGATGTAATTACTCCTGCAGAAGTTGGTGATACGTTTGCTCCACCTGTTGCTACTTCTGTGCCTAAAGAAAATGTTGCCACGTTAGTGGACGGAGATATTGTTGCACTTCCTGTTACAGTTTCATCTCCAATCCCAGAGGTAATAGCAACACCACTAACAAAAGGTGATCCTACGTTTTG